TGCTTCGCAAAGAGATCGGACATCCAATGCCCATTCAAAGGCATACCGACTTTTATGGGAGTCGATTCCCAGTCAAAATGATGATTGGGGCCATAATTGAAAACCGTCGACATAATGTAATGAGTGATGGGAGATCCTATAATTGAACGCACTAACCCATTTTGCCATTTCTTGGGAGGCAGAGCCTCTCCTTTCACAGAGACGTGGGCCACAGGGGCAATCTGAGATGCATAGTAGAATGTCCTGGCCCACAACTTTTTGAAATTAGAGAACCCTATTGTAGAAATAAAGGCACTTCTCTTCATTTTAGACTTGCGGCCTGGAGTCTTCATCCAAAAGCCAAGGGCATATTTCTTTTCCCACATTTTAATTATGTAGTTAAAAGGTGTGAGATTGGAGTTTCGAAAAATGGTCCCCAGAACCTCCCACACGTCATCCTGCACATCAGGCAGGCCCTCAGGCTTCCTATTTTGAAAATAACGGGAGGTGCTGGTCAATTCTGCTCCAATGGATTGATATGTTTCTGTCCTTTTATACTCAAGAGCCATGGCCCTCAAATGATCCAAATTCTTATCGTAATGGACCTGAAGCTGTGAAATGCCAGTCCGAAAATCGGAACCGCAAATTAACCAGTCACGCCAAGACTGGGTGACAGGGTCTGACATGTCCGGCTCGGTAATTTCCACATTGACTGGCCAGCCAAGCCATTCAAGAAGGGCACGGCTATGTTCAACATCATTGACCCCGTCCTTCCAAGTCAGACGCCTCCGGACGAACTCAGGCAACTTCATGGAATCAATGAACCTGACTGACTTAATGGTGACCTGCCGGAATGTTGCAAGGGCAGATCTCCGCTCACCTCCGAGCTTCACGGAATAATGCCGCTTAACTTCGGTGTTGAAGCCTTCAACCATGATAATGGTGTCTGTCATCAAAACCTGAAGCCGCAACCTTGCCCACTTCAGCAACACCCACTCCCCTGCCTCACGATCACTCAGAGAAATGATAAGATGAATGATAACACCGGTAGTGTCCCATATGGCCGGGGCAGGCAGGAAACAGAGAGTCAGGAGGAAACCGAGCCAAATGTACAGTGCAGACTTCCACATCCTGACCCCTGCCTTCAAAGCACAGAGGTAGACACAAATCTGCCAGCCAGTGAACAAATAGTATAGTGGTATATCTACTACAAATGCCACAGAGTAAATAGTTTTGCTCCACCATAATGAAGCAAAAACCAAAAGGCCCTTGGAAGCCTCCTCTATCACTGACTGAGGTAATCCTAAAGAATGGCATATTGACGAAAGGAAGGGGCCAGAATGATCCCACCCTTCCATCACCACTCCAGTCAATGGCGTGGTGAATCCTGGGAGCCAAGATATTTCTCTATTATGCCACAATGCCAGGTGGGGGCCCACCTGCTGTATCAACTTTTTCTCATTGCGCACATAAGCCCTAAGCCACAGGACAAGGAACAATCCCAAGAAAGGAGACGTGAAAAGGACAAACCCAAAAGAGGGTACTGCACCAGACCATAATAAGATACTGGGCAGGGCCACCAAAAGGTAGCCGACTATAGCAGCAAATGCTATGGCAATAAAAGGGCCCACAAGGCCTACGAAGGTTATAAGTAGAATTTTAAACAACTTTTGAAACATAACACAACATCTTAAAAATGTTTCGGCCCAAGGGCCTCATCAGGTGTTTCTGTTGCCAACAACATGGCAAAATAAACAATACAACGAATGTATGTTTAGAAAACGCAGGGCAAACACCAAAGCAACACAAAAGGCCAGTCATACTGGTCCCTCTAAACTCAAA